GAACGATGCCGCCGCACCCGTCGTGCCAGCCGAAAACGAGTAAGTCCCGTTCGCCACGCCCGCGTTCTTGCGGACGAATACGACCGTCGCGCCAAGGGGGAAAGCATCCCACCCCGGATAGGTCGCAGTCGCGATTTCCCAGACGGTGCGCTGGATGTTCGACGCCGCCGTAAGCGCCACGTTCGTCACGCTCGTCGTGTTAAGCGTTACCGTGCAGTTCGCCGCCGATGTGGCACCCGTCGTAACCGTCAGCGTCCGAATCTCGCGCACGCCGCGATTGACATAAAGGATGCCAAACCGCGTGTCCGTCAGGTCGTTCGTGTTGCCGTAGCCGAAATAAACGCCATCGTCCGCGTGCCCCAGGCCAATAAGCTGGTAGCTGTACGCTTGCGGCGTCGAATACTTTCCCGTGAACCGCCCGACCACGCCCTGCCCCGCGCGATACCGAAGCCGCTTGCGCGATTGGATGACGCCCTGCGCGCCGACCGTCGTTCCCGTCGAGACGATGAATGCACTATCGCTCGCGGTTGCCGACCCGCTCAGCGTCGAGAGTGCCGACGCCTGGCCGGAGTTTACGCCATACACCGCGTCCGTCTGGAATACCGGCGTCAGGCTTTCCGTATGCACCGACCCGAACGGCAGGCGCGGCGCGTGGATGGCGACCTCGATATGGCCCTCGGGCGTAACCGGCACAACTGCCGGTGTGCCGTCGTCCTGCTGGCCGTAGAGGATCGACCGAGTCACCAACCCGTAGCCGGAACCCGAGGGGGCCGCGTTTGCCACCGCAGCCCGTGCATCACCCGTCGCTGGGTCGCCAATGAATACGCCCTCGCGGTGGTTACTGCCCGCCGTCGTCGCGACGATTGTGGTGTCGAGCGCCGAAGGCGTGCCGTTTACAGGGATTGCGCCTGCTGTTGTCACCATTCACCTAAGCCAGTTCAACGCCCATCGCCGCCCCGGTAGCGGGGTCACGCACAAGCCTGCGCGGCGCATTGACCTTTTCGAGGGCGGCGGCAACCGCCTGAAGCGCGCTCGCCGTGAGGGTTGCGCCTTGGTCCGTCTCGCGCGGGGCTTCCGGCAGCGGGGCTTGGGACGCCTGCTGCGCCTTGATCCGCAACTCTTCCTGCTTGAGCTGGAAGTCGAGCATCATCTGCTCGCGCTTCAACTGCATGTCGGCCTGCATCTTGGCCTGCTGTAGCTGAAGGTCGTTCTGCGCCTTCATCTGGTCGCCCTGGATCTGGGCCTGGACCTTCTGCATCTCGGGGTCCGGCTTGGGCTGCTGCGGCGGCGCTTTCGACGGGTCGGTAAAGTAACGATCCTCGGACTTGAGGCCCGAGTTCTTCACGATGTCCGAGGCGGCGTTGTAGATGTTGACCGGGGAGACCATCGTATTCAGCCCACCGGACTGCACGATCTTCTCCTGAAGCTGCATGATCGCCATGATGTGGGCAAGCATCTGGTCCTTGTTGCCCGTGCCCAGGCCGACAGAGACCGTCATGTCCATGCCGGTGTTCCACTCGCGCGGGTCCATCGGCGTCCACTCGTTCCGCAAGCGGACGATGCGCGACTTCTGCTGATGCTTGGCGACCAGCCGGAGGATGCCCCGGAACAGGTCCTTGACGCCCGTCTCGGCGAACACCCGCGCGATCATCTCGATCCGCTCCTGCGCGGCCGTGAAGATGCGATTGACGCCCGTCGCGGTCTTGTTCAGCGAATCCGCTTCGAGGCCCTGGTTGTACCGGGTCACGCCCGTCCGGGTCTCGCGCACGGAATCCACGTATTCGATAGCCTGCAGGGCGGGAGCCAGCATGGGCTGTGTGACCAGCGGCTCAACCGCCCCTTGGCTCTTGGCGCGCACGACCCCGCCCGGGCGGCGCGTCAAGAGGTCGTCCAGATTGACCTGCCCCTCAATAATCACCGTCTGCGGTGCGTTCACGAGGTACATGTTGTCAAGCAACTGCCGCTGCAGCGTGGACTTGATGAGCTGGATGTCCATCACGAGGTCGGCGAGCGACCGGCCGATCAGCTTGTGCGGCGTGCGGATCGGGCAGAGGAAGTAGAAAGGCGCCTCCTCGACCGGCTCATTGTCGAGGATCGTTGACGTATCGCCGGGGCCGGCAACCGTGATCTTGCGAAGCTCGGCCTTGCCGTCGCCGTCGTAATCGACCCGGATGTAACACTCGTTTACCCAGATCCACTCGCTCGTCTTGTCGAGCGTGTCGTTGTCGGCGCCGTCAGCGGTGTCTTCGTCCTTGCGGCGGGAGATGGACTCCCCGCTCAGGTCCGCGTCGTCGGTGACGGGGATGTCCATAACGATCTTGGAGTCGTAGCCCTCCTCGATCAGCTTGGTGCGCGTGGTGCGCTTGCGGTGGCCCATGAGGCGGGCATCCGTGCGGTCACGGGCGCCGGGCGAGACAATGAACTCCTCGGGCGGAATGGCGACGACCTTGACCGCGCCCAGCTTCGCGGTGCGGCGAAGCTTCACGTCATGCAGCATCGACGGCGGGGCGGGTGGCGCAGGTGGTGCGCCGGGCGCCTGCGGATCTACGGGCGCCTCAGCGGGTGGCGGGGCGAACGGATCGGGATACTGCGAGTGCTCGATCGGCTCGACTTCGGGGTCCTGCAGGAGCTGCTGCAGCTCCATGTCGGTTAAGCCCTGGTAGGTCTCCTCGGTCACGTCCTCGGACTCGTCCCACCATGCCTTGACCGCGCCCAGCTTCTGCATGAGCGCGTCCTTGATCCAGTCGTGCAGGATCAGGAAGCCGTCGTTGTCGCGGTTGAAGATCCAGTTGCAGTAGTCGGTCGCCTGCTGGGCGGTTTCCTCGTCCTCCGGACCCTGCGGCTCGAACTTCACCACGTCGTCGCCGGCCGTGAATATCTTTATGATCGACGGCATGACGGACTCGATCACGTCGGCCACGTCGGTCGAGACGACCTGCGACCGGCCCTCGATCTCGTTGCCGAAGGGGCGGCCGTAGTAGTAATTCAGCGCCTTCTCGCGCTCGCCTGCGATGGTTCCGCCCATGTAGCCGATGGCGCGGCGAATCTCGTTCGCCACCACGGCTTTCAGGGTGGATTCGTCCATCTTAGCCATTCGGCTTTGCATCCTTTAGCTTGAGCACCGGACGGGATGCCTTGAGCGCGGCGACCTCGGCCTCAAGCGCCTCGACGCGCTGGACGAGGGCGATAACCTGGGCGATGGCCTGGCGCTCGGCGAAGGTCATACATACACCCCGGTCTCGACGTACTTGATCGGCTTGGCCCAGCTTGACGACGCCTGCGGCACGGCCTGCGCCAGCACCATCGCCGCGTCCGCCGGGTGGCTCGTCCAGTCGTGCAGCGGGCGCTCGCGGAAGGCTTTCCGCTTGTCGTCCCATTCCGCCCGGTACTGGCGAAGCGCCTCGATCCCGCGCTTGCACTTCACGGCATCGAACCATGAGCGCGGCAGCACGAGACGGAGCGCGTTGATCTGGTCCTCTTTGCGCTGCGCCGGGATCACCCGGATGTTGTTCAGCCCGAGGCTCTGCAGCGTCTCGACGCGCGATTGACCCGATCCAAGTTCCCTCACCTCCGCGTCATGCGGCAGAAGGTGGCTGTCGTAGCTGTAGGGCTTGTCCTTGAGCTGCTTGACGTACCAGTCCAGGCCGATGCCCGAACTCTCGATGTAGTCGATCCACCGGATCTCGTTCCCCGTGACCTGGATGAACCATATCGCGGTCGAGTCGCCTATGCCCAGATCCCAAGCCGTATGCACCTGGAGCTTTGGCTCCCACGGCACGCGGGCAATGCGGTTGTCGGCCTCGGCCGCCTGCATCTCGCGGCCGAAATAGGCGCCCTGGATGGCAGCCTGAAAGCTGCACTCGAACTCTTGCTCGTACTGCTCGGGCGTCATGGCCCGGCGCGCGTCGTCCAGCTCCCCTTGAGGAAGCAGGCCCGTTTCGCTCGCCTTGAGCATGAGGCGGAACCAGTCGGGCTCGCTGCCCGCCCTGTCCCATACATCCCAGAAGCCGTTGCGCCCCTTCGGCGTGCCGATGAAGACGGCCCAGCCCTTGCGGTCGGCCAGCATGGGGCGGATGACCTCGGACCAGGCGCGCGGGTCCATGTCCGCGTATTCGTCCAGAACCACGCCGTCGAGATAGCCGCCGCGGAGCCGGTCGTAGTTGTCGGCGCCGTACAGGCGAAGCCGCCGGCCGCCGGGAAGGTCAAGGCGCAGCTCGCTCTCGTTCGCCTCGGCGCCGGGGATGGTCATGCCGTAGCGCTTGACGTAGGACCACGCCACGTCCTTGGCCTGCGTGTAGAGCGGGGCGATGTAGGCGAAGCGGGGATCGGGAAGCCCGCACCGGAGCGCGGCGTCCAGAAGGTCGTTGATACAAGCTACCGTCTTGCCGGCGCGGCGGTGAGCGACAGCGACGGCCCAGCGGCTCTTGCGGGTATGTAGTGGGACGAACTGAGGACGGGCGACGTAGCCTGTCTCAATCTCCACGCGGCACGCCGGTTGATACGGTGATCTGCACCGGCCCGCCCTCGCCGCCGGTCAAGGCAACGGAGGTCAGATCGGGCAGGCTCTTGCGCAGAAGGATCTCGATTGCCTTCATCTGCGTGGGCGAACAATCAGCTTCGCCCATTCCGATGGAGTTCAATCGGTTAACGAGCTGACTGGTTCGGATTTTGGCCCGAGTGCGGGCGTCGTGTTCGGGATGGACACGCGCTGCCATCTGCGGTTCTCCTTGAAGGAGGTCGCCGCCGGAAGCTGCCTAAGCTGCTTTCAGTCGTTCGACGATGGGGCGGAGGGACCGGCCGCGCCACTTGTAGAAGGCCCAGGTGTCCCTGACGAAGTCCTGGGCGTATCGGTGGGTTGCGTCTTCCTTGGCCTTGCCGGCGAGCGGGTGCATGTGCTCCAGCTTGACGTGCGGCAGGTAGACATCGCGACCGGACTTCTGCGCGATCAGGTGCAGGCAGGTGTCGGCGTAGTTGTGACCGACGGCGGGACAGCAGATCCAGCCGATCGCGCGGACCAGATCGCCGCCGAGCACGGGATGGGTTGCGAGGTTCGCGCCCTGGAAGCCGTCGTCGGCATAGGCGAGCTTGTCTTTGCCCGCCGCTTCGAGCAGGGCCTTGTCCCAGCCATCGGTGCGAGGAATCACGTCGTCGGCGAGAAGCCCGTACCAATCGAGGTCCGGATGCTCGGCAAGCATTTCGGCATGTGCCGCATTGGCGCCGCCGGGAACGCGG